ATAATTTGTTTTCATAAGGCTATCTATATAATTACAAAACTGCCAAACGACTGCGCCACCACATAATGTCTTGTTTGGATAGTTTTCTGAAAGCTAATTATTTATTACAATGGCATCCTATGAATATCCTCCATCTGCCATATGGTGATCAAGAATCAAACAATCTACATCATGTTCTTTTAAAAGCTTATGGCACTCATAATCATTGCTTGCCGCATCTGGCACTATAATAAAGTGATATCCTTTAAGAAGCCAATTACTTTCTTGCAATGCATCTTCCAATCCGTGTTGCTTACCAGAATGAATAAAATAATCTACTTGATTCTATACCCACCCAGGAAATAACCTATTGAGATAATTCAAAAGAATAGCAGTAGAGCACATCCCGTCGCAATCCGGATCTTGGATTACCAGCGTCTTAGAATTGTTTTGGATATGCTTTGCAAGCATCTTAGCTCCTTCTTGCATATTGTCCAATAGCAAAGGATCATTTATATCATGCTCATCAACTGTTAAATAATGATTTATTTCTTGTAAATCTTTAAATCCTCTATTTAAAAGAATCTATTCAAGTAATGTCGTATTGGCTTGTCGTTCTGCTCTTAATTTATATTCCATCAATATACCTCCCCATAATATGTAACTCCTCTATATGGCTTAGGTAATAAAGATGGTAATATAACACTTTTTATTATATCACTACTAATATTTCTGTGAATATATGCTACATTACATCTACGGCCGCGTGATGCATTTTCACTTGCTCTTATAAGATACCATATATCATTATTTACAAATCTTATATAACAAATATCTTTCGATTTAACTTCTTTTGTAGGATATATGCCTTCATCAATATATCCTTGTCTTATCTGTAAAAACTATGTTTTTCCATCTATACTATCTATTCTTTCTGTCCATACTATTCCTATCATAATCTTACCCTATTTTTAAATAACTCAAGGAAAATATCAGCTGTTAAATCAACTGGAGAATCCTTATATCCTGTTATCATATCTCTATCGTATATGATGCTTACGTCTATATTATTTTTATATCTGTCATGTAACTTTTCCAAATTCTTTATCCAATGCTTATATTCATCATCATTTTTTTCTTGCCACTGTCTATCAAATGCTATAACCATTTCTTTTGCGCCTTGATCTAACAAAGCTTGAACCTGATAGGCTGAAATATTACTACCGCAACATGCTACAGATATATCATTATCTATACCAAAAAAAGATTGATAATGCAATGTTGACTTTTCACTTTCAAATACTATTGCAATACCAACCTTTCTAATATTATCTTTACTATTATTTAAATTATATAAATTCATTCCAAGAGGATGATTATATTGCTTGCGGCCTATCACCATTGGTCTATACTTTCCATATCTTTCCGCATCTTCTTTTACAAGAGTGCGGCCGCGCAATCCTATAAAATTATTATTTACATCAAAATGCGGAATTGTAATCTGTGCTGTTGGAGGGAAATATCCTATCAAAGCATTACGCATTGCTTCTCTTGATATGCCTTCATCTTCCCAAGGCTTAATCCTTACTCGATAATTTAATCTTGTAAGAATTGTCATATCATATGGCTTTAAAGTAATATGATAATCTTTTACTTCAAAGTCTTGTAACCTATCATATGAATCAAAGGTTTTCCAATCTATTAAAGTATCTTCTTCATTTAACTCACTATATCCAGCTAATCCAAACTTAATTGCAATATATCTAACAGCAGCATTTAAATCATATTCTTTATTCCATTGAATTCGCGCTACCTTAATAAGCAACTGAAATGGGTCAAATGAGGGCTCTGCGCAGCCAGTGTAACAGTGAAAAAGTCCTGTATTCTTATAGTAATACAGTTTTCTACTTCCTTCTCCTGGAGGGTTATGGCATATGGTATCTGATACTATACCAAAATCTGTATAAGTAGGATTTCCTTGCCATTCTTCAAGAAGTTGAAAAACTAAGTCAATGCTTAGTTTTTCTCTTACTTCTTTTTTATCATATGTTATCATGTCGTTGTGACTTTAACGCAATTTCCTTTTATACCAAAAGTTTCATTAACTACTTTCTTTAAGAATTCCTGCGGATGCATATTCTTTTCAGCCCCGCTACGTTCATTAAGAATCTGCTTTGCCATTTCTTTTGGCATTACATATTCAATTGGTTCATAATAAGGCTTACTCCACACTAAATTACTTGTTGATGACATATAACATTCTCCTTAATTGCTTATGTACTTTTGTTGTGTCAATTATAAAATTTATTTTTATTTTCTTCATTTTAAAAATTATCTACTGTTTCTATTTTTAAATTATTAATTTGTATTAACTCATAATTCCATGTTGTTGCAAACATAGGTTTTATTCTACATACTCCAAGATCCGCATCACACCATAGATATATTCCTTTATATCTTCCTCGTCTATTTTTATAAATAGAAATTTTTAATACTGGTGATTTAAATCCTGTATTTGTTAAAATATGTTCTAGATTCTCAGTATCTTCTTTTGTAACATTTAAGATAATACTTCCATAGTCTACCTTATCAGCAATAGCTTTAGCACCTCTTAGCAAGTTCTGGTCAGGGGTGTCACTATCTACATAGCTCCCATTTAGCTGAGTAGCTGTCATAATAAAGATTCCGTATTTATTACAAATATCTTTTAGTCTTATAGATAACATAAAAAGAACATTATCTTCTCTTAGTTTCACACCGCCTGCGCGCTTTGTTATCTCTTCTAAGATTTTAAGACTAGTATGCAAGTAATCAAAGAATACATATTTTACATCATGATCTCTTATATTTTTCTTAATTTTATTTTCAACATCCTGCAAAGAAAAGTCTGGCAATACTTCTACATATATCGGGGAATCTTTTAAAAGCTTTGCTGCTTCAATAACTCTATCTTTTTCATCGCCTTCATATCGTCCATTTAAAATATGTTCTTCATTCACACATGATATAAAAGCTAACATCATTGTCTGAACTTCTGACAATTCTTGCTCAGTTGTTATAAACAAAGTTGATTCTGAAGTTCCATTTCTTATCCAACCAAAAGTATCATCATATAAACGATTGCATCCTATATTGCAAGCATCTGCAACCATACTACGAGATTTACCGATACCAGTCGCCGCACTTCTTAAATAAAGTTTTTTAAGTCGCGCGCCTCTTGTTACTGTATTTATTAATGGTCCATATAATGGTACACCAACTTCTGGAGATTGCTATAATTCTTCAATAAGATTTTCTATACCATCTCCAGCTTGATAAGCTTGTCCCCATGATCCATCTACATATGTAGCTTTAATATCATCAATTTTATCTTGAATAATTTGCGCCAATCCTTCTAATGAAGTATTATCAACGAAATCTTCTTGCTGTTGGCGTTTCTTAATATCAATGATATTATCAGGGTCATAAATATCAGATACATCAATTCCATGAATATCCATGGCGCGCAACAATGTCATTTTTTTCATTCGATTATAATAATAATCAAATGATGCGCTTTCTGCATTTTCAGTTGCTTTACTAATCCACTCTTCGCCTTTTTGTTTTATAAAAATTGCTTCACTTTTAGGTCGAGTGCTTAAATAATCAGTTATACTATTTAAAGTAATTTTTTCTGCGCCTAATTCATGTAATTTATAAATTGTACCAAATACTATTTTATGAAAATCATCAACAAAATCATCTTCAGTTATAGTATATTTATCACTATAATCCAATAGCTGAGGAGTTTTATAAACACATCCTATTACTTGAACAATTGCAGGAACATCAATATATTTGCTCTTAGCCACTCACATCATCCTTATCTAAAAAGTCAAACATTTTCTGTTTCTCTATTTTTCTTTGTGGAGGTTTAATTACGACCTCTATATCCTTTGGGATATATTCTTTAAAATCTGTTATTTGATAATTTTGTTGATTTGCTAACCATAAAGCATAATAATAATCATATGCATTTTTATACACATATGGAATAATACCTACCCCACGATTTAGATCAATTGCATTACCTTTTACTTTATACCAATATTTCAAAGCTTTTAACATACCAGACATTGTAAAATTATATTCTTTTTCATATTGGCTTAATTGCTTCATATAACGAGGAAGAATATAGTCATCTTTTAATTTAAATAAATCAATTAAAAAGACTGTCATTTCTTCCTCATCATTTTGCGGATGAGTTTCCGCGCAAGATTTATGAACATATCTGCCTTTTAGCTAAGGCATTTCTATCACATCTGTTTGATTAGGAAAAATAGCTTTATGACACCAAAAACAAGTCGTAGAAGTAGTTGGATCCCAAATGGTATATTGACCTTTTTCTATTTGTTTATTTACAGCATCAATATAACAATTTCCATGCCCATATCTAAAAGACTTTTCTCCGTATGGAACTTGGATATAAGGTTCTTTTGTTCTGTCAAATTGTTTACCACAATATTTACATTTTACTGTTGCCATTGGATATTTTTCCTTTTTTATTTTTATTATACCATAAAAAATTAAAAAAATCAACCCCTGTCTGTGCAGGGGTCTATATTATCTTACTTCTTATTTACAAGGTCTTCTTCGATTTCTGTTACAACAAGATACACAAGTTCTGCCTGATCTCTTGTTACACCAGACATCTTACGGCCTTTGCCAAGATATTTTTCAACAATCTGAGTAATACGAGGAGCATAATAATCTTGATCTTTGCTCATAAGTGTTCCTACATATTCTTCAAATTTTTTCATATAGGCATCAAAGTCATAATCTTTTACAATAGGAGCAGTTTCTCTGTCATTTGTTACAAAAGCATTATTATGTTCTTTTGCTTCTTTATCAATAGCTTCTGTAATGGCCATTGTTAATGCTTCATAATTAAGAGGAACTTCCGCCGCAATATACTTAAATCTACTACCACAAGATACGCCTGAACCAGCAGGAGATCTAAGAGTAAGAACACGTTTTTCTTCTCCAGAAGAATCAACATAAGATCTTGCATAAGCATAAATATCAGCCATGTTTTCAATAATCTGAAGGGCAGAAGACTGAGTAGTAGGTTTAATATAACCAAACTCACGGCCATTCTGATCTTTATCTACACCAGACTTAGAGTGGCTAATAAAGACAACTGCATAACCCATCATGGTCAAACCACGAAAAACATCTTCAAATTCTTTTTTATAACGAGGCCAACTATTTACGCCCCAGCCGCCTTCGCCCATCTGATCAATGCCGAGTTGACTGCAAATATATTTTTGACAAAGATCGCAAGCTACATCGACTGTATCAATAATAATTGTCTTATAAACTTCCTGTACTTCTGGTTTCTTTAATTCTCTAAAGATCTGTTTCATCTCACCCCAAGTGGTTACATCCTGTGCAATTACTCCAGGGATTGTATTATATCCTTTTTCAAAAGCAAGAAGAAGTGCGCCAGGCATCTAGGTTGCCAAGGTTGTTTTACCAATCTTGGCAGGCCCATAAATAAAAGTAATATATCCTGAAAGGTCTCTTGAAACTTTATGAGGTTTAATATCAAGAAGATTAATAGCCATTTATATGCCCTCCTTAGAAATTAAATCCACTTGCTCCGCCTGTTGTTGCGGCCGGGGCCTGAGTCTGCGCACGAGATGCATTATATTCATCCTGGCGCTGTTTAATTTCTGCCTTTGCTACTTCACGAGCCTGAAGCATTTCTTTATACTCATTTGCTGTAATAGTTTCTTCAGTATCCCATTCATACGGATCACGCATACCAGTAACAACAAGTTCACGCTGAGTTGAAGTTACTTCCTGTGCAAAACTTTCACCCCAACCGCCAGAACTTTCCTGAGTCTGAACAGTTGTTACCACTTTACTAACCTGATGTCCATTAATTCTAATAAACACAGGAGATTTTTCACTTGCTTCAAGAGCTTCAAAACGATCCATTCCTTCTGGACTATACAGAACGAAATCTACAGGGAGAAGTGCATTTTTAAAGTCAAAAACATAACCAGAAACAATCATGCGTTCTTCGCGATTTCTTTCTTCATCTGCTTCGACTCTACGAGTTTTTGTAATAATTGTATCTACTTCAAAAGTATCACGTAGTCCTTCACTTGCCGCAATTGTCTGTACGATATGGACAAATCCGCCTTCATTACGCTTTACGCTGACAAGTTCTTCAGTGCCATTTCTATTAGAATAAAACTCATTTACACCAATCTGTGAATCAATTCTAATCTTTGCCGCACGATCTGCACCATGCTCCATAACATTACATGTTACGCCATTGATAATATTCTGAAGCGCATTAAATGTTGCATTAGGACTGCCTGATCTTGTATATGTCGGAGTTACATAAGAAAAATGAACTGTAACAATATTTGTCATTGCATCATCTGTTGCAATATCAATAGTTCCATTAATAAACTATGTGCCAGGATTCTTGCTCTTTTCACCGCTTACTTTAAGCTAAAGAGCATGCTGGTAAAGAACACCTTCGATATGTGTATTATTTTTTACTTTTAACATGTTAAATTATTCTCCTTTAAAATTCTTTCCTTTTTCTGTCAATGAATAAATAGTTGGTTCTTTTCCCAATTTTTCACAAAAACCATCTGTTACTAATTTGCGCAAAGATCCTGACACTCCTCTAGATGAGACGCCAAGTTGATCCGCAATATCTTTCGCTTTCCAACATTTTACATCTTCATTCTCTTGGAGAAATTCCAAAATTTTCTTTCCATTTTCAGTAATAAGAGGTTTTTCTTCTTTTACTTCTTTAAGAATATTGAGATAAGCAATTATATTATCTGTCATTAATTCTTTTGCTCTATCTGGATTTTCTTTAATCAAAGTTTCTACAAAATTTAAAAATTCGTCTTTCAATTTAAAATCTCACTTTCTCAATTTTCTTTTTCTATATATATTATAACATATTTTTTTTTAAAAATCAAGTGAGACCGGTAAGAGTTTTTATGATTCTAAAGCATGAAGAGCTTCTGTAAATATAAATAATTGATATTCTGGTTTTACCATATAATTAATTAAATTTCCTAAATGAACAAAAGGTTTAAATGTACGGCCTTCTAATTTAAAATGAGAAAAACCATTTGGTTCATACCACTCTCTTAAATCTTTTGGAGTTATCCATACTTTTTTCTATTCTTCATATGGATATAAATTATTCCCAGGAATAATACAAAAATTTAAAAAGAATGATTTCCCATAATTTAAAGATGATTCACTGTTAAAATCGTAATGTTTTTTTCTATTTTTACATCCTGGGCCACAAGATGCATTTATTAAAAATTCACATTTATCTTTTTCTTCTTCATTTAAATTTTTTAAAAAATCTTTTTGCTAATTTAAATTATAATCTAGACAAACTCTAAAGTATTTCTCTGAGTGTAATTCTTTTACTAAATCTTCTTTATTAGATAAACATTTTGTAGTAGATGAAATAATTTTATATTTAGGATAATTTTTCCTTAAATAATCTTCTAATACTGGAGAATTAACAACAATTTCATTCATTGAATTTTCACACATTTCTGTTATTAAATTGCAAAATCTGTCATAACAATGCTATGGTTCAATTTTTGTATTAGTAAAAATAAAACGCATAGGAACATTCATTTTATAATTATATAATTGCATTGCTTTTTGAATATCTTCAATAGTAGAATGTTTATATTCTTGAAAAAATCGTCCACCATCCCAAATACAATACTAAAAATTACCATAAAAAGCATCAAAAGAAAAATCGTTATAAAAACATTGAGGTAAATTTTTATATAACTCATAAAAAATTTCATTTGTTCTTATATTCTCATATAATCCTGGAATTGCAAAATATATCATAACTATTCCCTCAAATATAAATTATAATTATTTCTAAATAATAATTTATTTTCATTTCTTTTTATTAAATTATCTATTAAAAAATTATTAAAATTATCAATTTTACTAATAGGAGGAGATTCTATTTTAAAATGAGAAAATCCTAATTCCATATATTTTTTAATTTCATTAATTAAATTTAAATTATTATATTTATTTATATATTCACAATTTTCATAAACACTGCAACCAGAAAATTCAATTTGATTATGTTGCTCTTGCAGTTTACATTGCTAATTTTTTTCTATATTATTACATTGACATCTCATACAAATATTAATTTCTATTTTAGATTTATTTTTTAAAGATTGTAAAAAATCTAGATCATTATAAAAACGTATCGGTAAATTTAATAAATAAAAATTTTCCTAATCAGTAAAACAATTAATAATTTCTTGCGTTAAAGGATGGATAAAATCTATATTCTAAGAAATAACAAAATTGTAATTTTTATATTTTTCTTTTATATAATTATATACTCCTAAATCACTAAATTCAATTAAATTTCCACATTGATTCCCAGCCGCTAAAATAGTATTAGCATGAACATCATATAAATCTTCTTGAAATAATAATGTATTAGAACAATCTAATCTTACAGGAAAAATAGTTTTACTTGAAAAATAATTATTTATATCATCATGAATAGGTAATTTTTCACTATAGTTATTATTTATATCTCCATTCCAATAGCAAAAAGGGAAGTTTCCATACATTGAATCTATTTTTATTGGAAGATTAAATATATCTTTATTTGAAATATTACTCTATATTAATCTAAAAAAATTATTAAAATTAAAATTATAATACATTAATGGAAATGATAAAAAAATCATAATTAATTTAATCCTTCTACTAATTTAAAATTTAATAATGATAAAAAAATTTCTGCACAATTTGTTTCATAATTAATAGTTCCATTATAAATTTTAGTAGTTTGATTTATATTACTACATATATTTATAATAAGATTATGAATTTCTAAATCTTTTTCAGTTAAAGTTTCCTATTGATAAATAATAGCAATAATTTTTTTTAAATCATCAACTTGAATAGAATTATAACCAATTAATTGTTTCTAAATTTCTTTTAAAAAATATAAAATTTTTTCTCGTGAAATATCTATATTATTAATCACTGTATTTGTATTCATATTCAGGATACCCTTTCATAGATAATAGCTAAATTAAATGAAATTTAAAATCATTTTCTAAAACCCATTCTTGTTGTGTAAATAAATAATCAAATACTCCCATATCATGATATTTTTTTATTAAAAAATTTAATTCATTATTTAATAATAAACATACATCTGGAATAGGAGAGTAAGTTTCGGCATTGTATTCAAATTGCGCTCCATGGCATCCTTTTTTACAAAAAAATTTATTTTCGCATCCATAACAATCTATTCCAAACTAAGAATTTGATATTTTTTGATTAAAATATCCATTTACTCCTTCATCTGCTACTAAATCAATAATTTTATTATTTTCAATTTTAAAATGCCCACCATTAAAAAAGCTATATGTTAAACGATGACAAGCTGGAAAAGATAAATCAGCTAAATTTATTACTAAATTACATTGTAAAGAACAAGCCATAAAATTTTGCATAATTGGAAAATAATAAATTTTAATTAAATCATTATTAACTGCAGGTAATATAATATTCTATTCTAAAAGTATTTTTTCTGGAAAAAATAAATGTTTTGTAAATTTTTCTAAATCATAATCTAAAAAAGCAAATCTATCATTAACCATAAAATCTAAAAATTGAATAAATTTAAAAATAGATTCTTTAGTCCATCCATGATTTCTTACTTCTAAAAAATATGGAATTGGGAAACGATTATTATTAAAATTATCATATTTTAAATATTCTTCTTTAAACCATTTATAATTTTCTATTGCATTATCAATACCTTCATAAGAAATCATTGTATGAAGTCCACTCTTAGTTTCATATATTAAATCAAAAACTTTTTTATAATAATCATCAGATAAAAAATTTTTTTCTCTTATATTATTAGAATATTTTCCATCTGTAGACCAAGAAAATAAAATAAAAGTATTTAAATTATTTTTAAATTTTTGAATATATTCTTTAACTTTCTTTAATTTATTATCATCTTCACAAAACCGCATATTACATGGAATTAAAATATATGATTCTTCATTTAATTTTTGAATATTATTATTTATCATATAACTAAAATAATCATATAATTCATCCATAATTTCAAACCAAAAATTATCATAAAATAAATCACCAGCGAAAATATCCCAAATATTTTCAAAAAGATTTTTCTCTTTAAGATATTCTAATAATAAATGAAAATTATTTAATAAAGTTTTATTATCTTTTCTTTTTTCTTTTGGATATAAATCTTGCCCATGCTAATAAATGTAACAATACTCACAAGTCTAATTACATTCGGGACGTACAATTATTTCAATTGGTTTTTTTTCAAGATTTTTTTTAAAATATTCTTGAATATAATTTTTAAAAATTAAATTATCTTGTTCATTTATTATCATATAATACCTCTTATTTACTTATATCTTCTATAATATCTAATAATCCATTACAATAAAATCTTAATATTCCAAAAGTATTCGTATATAAACTGCCTGTCTAAATACAATTATTATACCAACAAGAAGTTATATTAAGTATATAAAAAATATGTCGAAAAATTTTTTCTGGATTATTTTCATAACTTTCATCTACCTATTTATTTTTAATTAATAAGTACATTTGATTTACCATTTGAGTAAAAGCAAACTAATAATAAAAATGAGTATCATCAAAACGATTAATAAAATTTAAAATATTTTCTTTTTTATCAGTAATAATATTTGGATAAAAATTCTTTTTTAATTGTAATCTTTGTAAATCATATTCAGATCCAATTTTATTTTTTAGATCTTCTTCTAATAAATTAAAAATAGTATTCTAACAATAAAGAAGAGTCCCATCATATCTCATTTTTATATTATAAATTCCAATATTACAGCCTAAAAAATGGAAAATATTTGTATTATCATCAATTAAATTTTTACTATAATTATATAAGTCAAAAATATTTATATTCATCGTTTCAGTTTGCTATTTATTAAAAAACCAAAGAAAAGCTGTTTGTGCAGAAGCATTCTTTTTAAAAAATTTATAATCTATTAAAGAACATTTTTTTATATATTCTGCTGCAATTTTCCCTTCTTCTGACGTGGCATTAACAGGAGACTAAAAAGCTGAATAGACATGGTTTCCTATAGTTATATTTTTATTTTTATTTAAACAATATAAATTATCAATTATATTATCTAAATCAATCCAATGTTGTGTAATATCTCCTTTTGCTAATTCTTTTTTCATCATTTCTAAAGTAAGAACAGCGTGAAACTAAAAGAAAACACTCATTTTAGGACATAATTTATAACTATTAAAATATTCAATTATTGTTTTTATATTTCTAATAATTACCTCTATACTAATTCCTCTTGCATTTATATTTTCCTCTAGTCCATCAAAAGAAAACTAAATTTTTAATTGAATTTTTCTATCAGAATTATTTTCCTCTATTAAAAAATTATTTATAATTTTAATACAATTAATAATTTTTTCTGGGAATGCTATTCCATTTGTAGAAAAAAAGATTATTTCACAATTAGGGAACTAAATAAGAATATCATTTAACTAAGTGTTAAAATACTCTAAATTTATAGTTGGTTCTTGTCCCCACAAATCTATTGCGGTGATTTGATTAGGATTTATATTATAATCCTAAAAAAATTTTTTGAAATTTGTCAAAAAAGAACCTGACTAAAGGGCCTAATTTATTTTTTTATTTTCTTCTTTATGTGATATTGTTGAATTTTTAGCTATTTCACAATATTTACACTATAAATTACAAGATTCAGAAGATACAAAAGTTATATTATTTATTTTTGAAAACATATTTTCTAAATTCATATATTTTTTACATTTCCTTTATTAATTTTATTAAGGACCCCATGTCCCTCTCATTGGCCCACCACAATCATAAGTTGACTATCCTGTAGTATAAGGAGTTCCCCATCCAGCAAATGGATTGCAAAAAGAACTACCAGTATTCCCTGTACTAAAGCTATCACTATGGCTAACTCTTGCTAAATTATCTAATTTAGTTTTTAATTCACTGATAATTGCAGGAGTAATTAAAGCACCTCTCGTAGGATTTGTCCCTTGACCAACATATGAACTACGACGTAAATGAGTTTCATTTTTCATAGCTTCTAAAGCAGTATTTATAGGAGTTATATGAGTTGTAAGAATAGTTTTCCCCTATCCACCATCAGAAGGGACCGCAGTCTAAGTAAGTCCATGAGTGCTTTGAATAGATCTTAATGTTGTGTATAAACTATTAATATCTGACCAAATTGCACTAGATCCCTGTGATAAAGCCATAAGTTATTCCCCCTCTTCTGGAATTAAACTATAATCATTATTAACAAGAGGATAAGAATAATTTGAAAATCTAATAATAAAATTAACCCCATCATGAGCATGCATATCATTCTCTTCTGGATCATTATTTCCTAATTTTAAAAACTGTAAAAATACTCCTCTAAATAAAGTCTATCCAAAATTATTTGAATTAAATAATTCAACTTCTCCTGAGCGAATAATAATATTTTTTATATCTTCTATAGGAGTATCTCTTAATAGATTAAATAATGTTACTATTTCTGGGATATCATTTAATGTTTTTTCTAAATTAAAAATTTCTAAATAATTTGACATAGAATTTTCAATTGAATCTAATCGAACTGAAAATGACCAAGTATCTTCTAATAAATTTAAAACAATTGGACTTTTTTCTAATTCATCTTTATAGTTAAAAATTAAAGTAATCATTTATTTTATCTCCTTTTAATGATAAAAATTTTTGTCTATTTCCATTTACAAAAAAAGGATACTTTAAAAATTTTATTTTTTCCTATGGCAATTCTAATAAAAAATTTTTAATATTAGAATAATAACAAGGTGGAATCCAATGAGGAGAAATTGCAATAAATAATAAATCTATTTTTAAATTTTTTGGAAAAGTATTATCAAAAACAAAACGATCCATATCTAAAGGAACTAAATCCTAAGATAACATTTCTTCTTTATTAAAATCTGAACCAATTCCTCTATACCAATAATATTTTTCTATAAATTTATTATAATTTAAAAACCCAACCCAATCACCACAATTTGCTATTTTCTAATGAATTATTTCATCTTTTTCAAGATTTCCGTAATAAATATCATGATGATAATCAATATTATAAAGATTAAATTTATATGGAATTAATAAATTATTTTTTTCCTATTCAATGGCAGTTAAAATACTACTATGATCATATCCGATATAAATATATTCTATTTGATTAACATAATTATTTAATATATCTCTCAAATATTCTAAATAATTATTATTAATCCTAAAGTCCCAAATATTATATTGCTAACTTAAACAATCCCATAAAAAATCTGTTGATTTATTATCATAAATATCTTTATTATAAATTCCAACATTAGGAGAAAATAAAATATCTAAATCAATTGATAATATTGTATTCATATTATTCTCACTTTATATTATATTATATAATAAAAAGAAAGTCAATCCTTTTTGATATAAAGAAAAAATTAACTTTCTTTTTACTTTATGTTGGCCTTATTCATTAGTTATACTATAACCAATAATATTATTATTTATAGATTTTAAAAAGGTATCAATTTCATCTATAATATAATTATTGACAGAATTATGATCATCTAAAAAATCATAATAAGACTAAAATTCAACATTACTAATGCCATACTATTCAGCCTTATATTTCATAGCTCTAGGATTACTACATACAAAAACTGCATTATTTTCTTTTGCCAATAGCATGAGTTTACTAGTCTTGCCAGTTCCTCTACCATCAATAATCCTTATCATATTTATCCTTTCTTTATTGAGTATCCAAACTCTTGCGCTTTATAAAAATCTGTATAAAACTTTTCTCTTTCAGTAAGTTGCGCTGGGGCGCATTCTTCTATTAATTCAAAAGTAAAATTTTCTATTCCAACTTCAAGCATTGCTGGATATAATTTATTCTAAGTCGGTGGATCTGCACCTATTCCTCTTTTGATATGTTGTTTCCATCTTTCAGCAACGTCAATTGATTGCCCAACATATACCATATTATTTATAAGATTTGTAATCTTATAAATACCTGTTTTCTTTTTATTTCCTATAACTCTACCTATTAAATCTGTATATGGTTTCTCATAATAAACTTTCCATATAACTTTATTTAATGGTTCTTTTTTTCTTAGATAAGGTTCAATAGATCTTATTTTTTTTATTTCTTCTATATCTAAATCAGAAAGCTATAATCTATAGAAATCTTTCTGCTCTTTTTCTAATTCAATTCTTTTATTTGATTCTATTATAGAATCAACTTTTCTCTTTAATTCATTTAATTCATTTTCTTTTATTAAAATTTTATTATCTAAATCTTCTGATCTAGAAATAAAATTATCCATTTCTTCATCCGCTAAATCAGTATAATGAATTAATAATTCATTTTCTAGTTTTTTATATTGATCGCGCAGTTCTTTTTCTCGCTATTCTATATTTATAGTAGCTATATCATATACTTGATTTTCAATAACTTGCGCGTTACCTTGTATATCTTCTATAGACTTCTTCTTCTCTTGTAGTTCTGCTTCTAAAGAAGAAACTTTAGAAGATAATTCATTTTCTCTATTTTTCCAATCAATAAATTTCTTATTTCTAGAAATTTCCCATTGATTAATTTCTTCTTTCTATCTTATGCGCTCCTGAGCAAACTATTCCTATATTTCATTATATTGTTTTTGAATTTCTTTATTCTTCTCTTGGATATCTTCATTGATTTTATCTATTTTCTTTTTTGGAATAATATATCCTATAAATAATGCAATAAGAATAGCGCATAATAGTATTGGGATACTAACCATAAAGTAAGAAAGCTAGATGAGAGGTTATCTCTCACCTAGCTGAGTTCTCTTAGTTAAGAGATCAATTATTCCTCTTCTGCGTCTGGATCGTAAGCCATACCAGCATCATTTAGCTGAAGGAACTTCACAGATTTATGGGTTCCATCCTCAAGCTCAATCTCTGCAGGCACGCGAATACCAAGACCCTTACGCTGAATAGCACTTGTAAAA